CGTTCCGTCGATCGTTACCGCGCCACCAAGAAAACGGTAGCCATTCTGGAATCGGAAAGTTTTCTCGTCGGTGGTCGTGCTTTCAACGTCTGCTATCTGACTATCAGATTCAACTGATGCGCCATCGTGAATTGATTTTGCCCTTACACCTACAGCATGAGAAGAAAAACCGCTCGCTACACATCCTGAGCCTAATGCAAAGCTGACTGATCCTGATGATGTTGAGCCTGATCCAGATGCGAAAGATGCACCACCGCTTGCGGTGTTTTGATACCCAACTGCAAAATCATAAGATGATGTTGCATTACATTCGCCTATTGCCGCCGCTGCCGATCCTGTTACTAGGCTATTTTGACCAACTGATAACGCTTCAAGCGTTAAAACGCATGTGGCATTGCTAGTAGTCGTGCTCGTGACGCTGTTTGGACCTGCTGGACCGACGTTCAAACGAATGATTGCAGGTCTGTTCACGCCATTCAACTCAACAAGGTCTGGACCGGAAAAGGAGCGGATTTCTACTGTTGCGATGCTACTCATGGTCTTAGTTTCAAGTTGCCGCCAGCAATGACGATAGGGTTAGTTTGCGCGTCAACTAGCAGCACTCGCCAAGTGTAGTTTCCTGCCAGCACTCCTTCGGTCGGAGCGTCAACCTCGACAACTCCGCTTGCAGGATCTGAGATCGTGGGTGACAAGTCGATCACGTCTGTCTCGTCGCGTGGTGATTGTCTCACCCATCCCTCGGCAGTGTAGCCGTCAAGATCACTAGGCTGCCCCTGATCGTCGAGGCACGATAAGCGAAGCGTAATGACCTCGCCGATGTAATACTCAATATTCGCGCCGTCGCTCATGTGTTTTTACTACTATGATTTTGGATTTTGTGCAAGCCTAAAGTTAAAGTCGTTAAGCCGCTTCATTGCCAGCGTAATCTGCATTGCTCGATCCTTCCATCCTGCCGCCGGTCGATTGCCGAAGGTAAGCATATCGAACTTCACGCAGTCCACCGGGTCAAACGATTGCGGCACGGCTGAGAAAGCGCCGCCCTCAGGTGTGAAGTCGTGCAGTTTGTGGCGAACATTCAAACGTTTGATTGACTGCCAGATCAGTTGATCCTCCGGCGCTGTCGGGTCATCCATGCGCATCAAGTCATTGCGAACTCGCCGCGCTGCGTCTCTGGTAAGCGAGTAGCAGCACCCGAACGCCTCGCGCCTGTGCAGGGTGGTCGAATAAACGCCGCTGCTGATGCCTAAAAAGCGTTCGGGTCGCTGGATGATGGTATCGGCATCCAACTTGAAAGCCTGTGCAGCATGCGTCAGTCGCATCGATTCGTAAAGGCACTTTGCGATTCCAGCCGCGCACTCCGTTCCGTTTAAGTTTCCTCGACGGTTGAAATCACTCTGGAAATACAAGCCGCCTTGTGACTCGATCCACGTCCAGACCGTGCGTCCCATCGGACTGTGCGAGTCATCAATCACAATCGGAAGCAGTCCAGCAAGCTTCACGCCTCGAACGCATTCCCTTAGCGGGAGCGCATCTCCTGAGTAGGTAAATATGCAGGCGGGCGTCATCGGAATATGATTGGTCCTTCGTGAATCTGAATGACGCTGCCGTTGCCGTCGCTGTATGCGATTGGCACGACTTCAAGCGTCGCGGAATTGGCAGGCAAAGAAGCGCCAGAAATCAACTCAGAAACGCCTGTCAGCGCGCCACTCGAAAGAGTCAACTCAACGTAAATGTATGCCTCTTTCGGCACTGCTGGGATCAGAGAGACAGATGCACGGAATTTATCTCCATCATTGTAGGTGATTTCCCCATAAGCAGTTGAAAAGTAGACTCCGCTCGGTGAGTCGGGAGATTGTGCGTCCCGCTCGGCGATCACGTCGGTAGCATCTGAGATTTGAGCCGTGCCATCGGTGTTCGTTGTCAGCACGAAATCAGCGTCATCATCGCTTGTCCATTCACGCCATTCTGTGAGCGTGTAAAGCCCTGATTGCGCCGTTCCTGTGACGAATAGCACTTGCGCTTGACTTGTTTGCTGCGCTCCGTCCTCGGTCAGCGTGAGCGTAAACGCAGTCCCGCCGTTGTAAGTGTCCTCGCCAAAGGTTGTCGCCGTAAACGTGCCAGTTGGCGCGAGCGTTCCGATCGATGCGCAATCAGCGATCACATCTGTGCCGATCAAGATTTCAGCCGTGCCTGCGCCGTAATCAGCGACAAGCTCATTCCCATAGATGTCCTGCCATGTATCGGTATCAACTCGCGCGAACCATCCGATCGGCGCTAGCGTTCCAGTCACTGTCCCATCAGAATAGACGTTGCCGCCGCCGCCGCCCATGAAAACAATGTTCGGAGGTGATGCTTGGCGCGTTCCTTCGATTGGCGTGACTGGCAAGACCGGATCGCCGCCGATGACTTCGAATGTCGTTGTTCCCGCCGTCAGGTCAATGACATAGCCCCCATTGCATATGAGATTTCCTAAGCTGTCAATGTAGCATGAGAACTGTGTCATACGAAAACGATGTTATCTTGCGGCGTTTTGCGGATTCTGTCAACAAAAGTTCGATAGTCCAAGCGCGGAGGTGTGCCTAATGTGATCGTTGTTTGCCCTGTGGCTAGGTTGATTGACTCCTCGGTAACGAGAGCGCCCATCGTGCTGTGTGCAGAAAGCGATCCAACGATGTTGACCTTGCATCCTCGGTATCGTGTGCCGCCGGGGATTTCTTCGACGATGCTGATGCTGCCCTCGTGCGGGATGAAGTTTTGCGCGGCGAGCAAGTTTGCCGCGAGGTTGGCAGGTGGAGCGATGAAAGTGTAATCTGCTGACTGGTAAAGTGGATGCCCCTGTAAAACGTAGGCGTTTCCGCTCGCTGGTCGCTGTGCCACGCTCCAAGTCTGGCTGAGTGTCGCGGTTCTTGTCGATCCGTTGTAAGCAGTGATCGTGTCAGTGTAAAGACCTCGCCACGTGACTTCAACGCCAACGTAAAAGCCATCAACAGTGCTTGCAGCGGTAGCGAGAACAATCTGCGTTGCGCCTGATCCTGTTCGCGCCGTTCCTTCGGTGTGGTAGTTTGTGGACGATAGAAATCCGCTGATAGTGTATGATCCAGCAAGTAAAACAATGTGCTGATGCGTTATGCCTGTATCTACGAAATACCTATCAATCTGAGTCATCTGCAAAGACGAAACCCAAGTTGGCAAAGCCACACCGGGTGTCGCGTTGCTCGCGTTGTATGGTGGAGAGTAATTCTCATCATTCCAAGGATAGACGTATTGACCGGTTATCTTGACTGGAATAAAGCCGAAGTCATCAATAGCCCATTGAGGTGCCGATTCAGCGATAGTGAAAAATTTTCCAGCCGTGGAAACTGATCTTCCTGTGCCGTCCACGACTGAAATTCCACCAATGGTCTGCTGAACGTAAGAACCACCGGACAATCCGGATGTGTCGCCTCCAATGAACTGTGTTGCGGTGACTGGGAAAGTCAACTGCGTCGTCAATCCGTTCGCCTTTGCCTCTGCAAATTGCGCGTCTCGCAGTGCAAATGACTCGTAGTTTGCAGCGTCAAAAGTTGCGACAAGCGTTCTTTCGAATAGGTCGTTCGGTAGGAACGTGTCTAGCTCTGGTCCGGATGTAGTGATGATTTGAGCGCGTCCTGTCGTTGCTGTTCCTGATGACTGAATGTTGAACTTGGTTCTCCCAATCGCGTCGCGTTCGACGTAGGGAAGATCGACCTGTTCCACTTTCATCTCGTAGACCGGCTGAACGTCGATTGATTCAACTGGATCAGTTCCTAGCGTCAGCGTGCGAGTTGTAGCCACTCCGCGCCGTGTCACTTGCATTGTCGGTGTGGTAGTTGAGTAGTCGAAATAGACCATCGTATCAGGCACCAAGCGCACAAGCTCGCTGATGACCTGTGCGCAGGTCGATTGATTCAGCGTAACTCGCGGCACGGTGAAGTATGTCGCCACCGATGAACCGCCTGCAATGTTTGCAATCGGCACGCCCAGTGTCACGCATCGGTCAATCGCCGTCTGAATCGCGGTCTGCAAGTTCGTTCCGCTCGTAGCATCCCCGAAAACGCCTGTCATTCGCGTTGCAGTTGCCCCTGTGCCGTCTGTTTGCGTCGAAGTGTAGTTGATGCGCTCCATCCACCACCACGGGCCAGAAACGACGATTCTGAGCGATTGCGATGTAGCGGAAAAGCTGACTGGGTTAGCGGTGACGTGACCGGTAAAGAAAAGATCGCCGTTGCGGTAGAGTCGAACGATCTGCCCTAGCTCTGGCGCGGTGTAAGTAGTGATGTCCTCGGCTTCAATGTCTAAGACTAGCTCATCAGTCGCTAGCGAGCGGAATGTGAGGACTGCTCCAGCGACCTGTCGATACGCCATTGTCTGCGGCGTGCCGTCCCACGCTTTTCCTGCTTCTCCTGCTATTGTCCAGACTGGCATTATTTAATTGGTGAAGATGGAATCGATTTGAATTTAGCTTCCAAGTTGTCGATCTGCTTTTGCTGCTTTGACAATTCCGCTGTGTAGTCATTCATCAAAGTGAGAAGTCGATTTACGGATGCGAGATTTATCTGTTGTGCAGTTGTCGCACTTGAAAGAACCAACTGCATCGCGGATCTAGCCTTGCCTGTTTCCTCGGCTAAGAGAAGCCCATCAGAGGTCACTTGGTCGATCATCAAAAGACCTTGCTGCTGCGCCTCGTTTATTGGCTGAATATTCTCGAAAGTTTTCTTCAGTAAGTCGGAGTTCGCTTCTGCTTGCGATTTAAGTTGCGCAGTCGTCTCAATGACAATTTCTTTTTGCGCCGCAAGGTCGATTTGCTCGACTTGACCAGTGACTAGGCTTGATATGTTTTGGACTGCTAATTGAGCCTCTAAAAGAGCCTTTGCCGCATCAGTCAAGTCCTTTTGAAGATTTCCGCTTGTCTCTTTTGCTAAAGCCTCTACATCTGCCTCAAGCGCCTTTATTCTTGCATCGAACGGCGTTGACGCTAACTCTTGTCTTGCTGCTCTTGCGGCATCAGTTAGCGTAACTCTTGGTGCTACACCTAAAGCGCCGCCACCGCCAACCATGGCTGTCTGCTTTGCTATTTTCTCTAGTTCTGTCTTGCGTTGCCTTAGCGCCTCAACCTCTTGAATTGTTGCGTCAAGCATTCGTTGTTGCTCAACTAGATTTCTCGCTCTTAGATTTAGCTCATCTCTTGCAATTTCCTCTGCTTTTTGCGCTTCAGCGATGCGCGCTGCTTCAGCCTTTTTCTGTTCTTCGGCTTGCTGTAAAATTTGATCTTGCGCTATTTGCCGCTGTTCTTGGGCTGCCTTTTCCTCTGTGATTTCGCCGCGAGATTTTCTTAGTTCTAGCTCGGCAAGTTTAAGCTCGTTGAGGCTTTTTAGCGCATTGGCAGAAAACTCCCTTTCTTGATCGCTTGCTGCCTTGAATCCTTCAGCTAGTAGCTTTGAAAGCCCTATCGCCTCAGAGATGGCTGTTCGCCCCATGTCGATTTCTTCCGACTTGATTTTGCCAGCCTCTTTTGCAATTTCATCAATAGCATCAGCTAGAAACTCTGCTTTCTTTGTGGCTGATTCCGCGTCACTGCCAATCTTGAAAAACGTTTGCGCGGCAACTGCGCCAAGCGCAATGATCGAACCGATTATTGCCCCTTGCGGTCCAAAGATACTGGCGATCTGCGATCCCTGCTGCGCCAGAATCGTAACAGCGTTCGTGCCGCTTTGCGCTTGAACCGCGATGTCCTGAATCTGCAAGCCAACTGCTCCGGCGCGCTGTCCCAGCTTGCTGTTCGATGCTGTGACAGCGTTCGTGGCAGTCGCCGCCTTATTTGACGACTGTGCCAGCTTATCCATTTCGGCAGCGGTCTGCTTCGCGCCATTGCCGCTTGCAGTGGTGTTAATCTTGATGTCTACATTCTTCGCTGCCATGGCTAGTATTTACCAACTAAGGTGACGTTTTGCAATACCGAAACGCCGTTTTGCGCGAGATTTAGCACGCATGAGACGCTGGAGAGCGTTTTCGAGTTCGAGATAGTCGGCGCCACCCCTGCCGTCGTGTTTGCGCTCGTTGCGCCAGTGATGCCCGGCGATGGTGAGCCGTTCGTTGTCACAAGCGCAAGAGTGCTGTCATTCGCTTCAGATTGCCGCTTAGTGATGATAACATCAGCGCCAGAGCTTGTCACGATGTAGCGGAACGCGATGCTTGTATTTGCATTCAGCGATGCAGCCAACTTCGCGGCGTATTGCGTCGGCGTATCACCAGAGAGAACTGCGGTCGATCCGCTTGCGGTAACGTCTGCGCTTGTGAACGACCAGTTGATGTTGCCCGCGCCTGTCGTCGTGCCTACGCAGGTAAGTGTTTCCACCTGCTTTGTGCCTGCTGCTGTCAATCTGCCGATTGTAGCGGTCTGCGTAGCCTGTGAGAGTAAGCCTTGTGGCATATTCAGCAAGTAGTTCTCAGCATCGGTCAAAGACGCGAACGTAAGCACGCTGTCAAAGCTGACAGTCGTGCTAGAACCACCACGAAAGAACTGATCGAACTGATCCTCCTCGATGTATTGCACCTGCTGGAAGCCGGGCTGTGAACCGATGCGGAAGTTCGACGTTTCGCTTCTCTGACCGTCGCCACCAGCGAGGTCGTAAGCAATCGCGCCGCGCTGAAGTCTTACGAACATGGCTTAGGAGACTGCTCCGATTTGGAATAGTGTGACTGGTGCGCCTGTGCTGAATGTGCGCTTGGCGCTCATGGTGAGCGTGCCAAGGCGATTATCAGCTGCGGAGAAGTTGCGTTGCAGTTCGGTGACTTGCACTGCTGCTGCGTCGAAGTTCAAGCCGCCGACAGTCGTCGTCGAGATGTCGAGCGCGCTTACTGCCAAGTCTGAGCCAGCGGCGAGGTTGTCAAAGAACGTGTCGAAGTCGAGTTGATCAATGCCTGTCGGAATACATGTGATGTTGCATCCAAGATTGCCCATGCTCATATCGACCGTGCCGATGCCGTCAACTACTACTGGGTTGAGCGATAAGTCAAAGCTGATCTCAAAGCCTTCAGCGCTCATGAATGGATCAAGTGCGCCAAGTGTCGCTGTGTAAGGAGCGGTTACGATCAAAGAAGGATTGAACGCTGTGCCGATGCTCGCGCCAGTTGTGGTCGTGTAGTAGTCTGCGATGTTCTCAGGATCACCGTCTTTTTTGAGCAAACCAGTGAACTGCACGCTTCCGAAAGATGTTTTCGTGGCGCTGCAAGAAATGGTCGGCATCTGCGTGATTTGAGCGTTCAAGATCGTGTAGGTCTTATCAGCTGACACAATCACAAGCGCCTTGTCGGTCGATCCGTAAATGCTCGCGCCCATCGCGGTGTTACCGTGCGGGAATAGAACTGCAAGCGCCTCGATCTCGCCTACCGGCTCAAACTCAACGACAATAGTAAAGTCCGTTTTGGACTTACTCACGATACCGTAGGCATCGGTTTCCTTGTCAAATGTCGCGTTTGTCGTGGTCAATACGACTCCTGCTTTTGAGTAGAAGGTTTGCAAATCATAGGTGATCTTGCATGGACCGCGAACGATGGTGGTTCTGTCAAATGTTGGCATAATGTTTTAGCGTGTTGGAGTTGTGTTTTGTAGCCCAACTGGGCAGTTGAAAGTGACGATTTGTTGCAACATCGGAGGCGTTGCGTCCTCTTGCATCGTGTTGAAAGTAAGCACTCCGCCAGTCAGCGCGTCGCCCTCGGTATCAACCGGCTTGTGATGATGCAGGATACGTGCCACCGCCTCGCCAATCTCAGTTGCGCTCGGCTTCGACATATTGCCAGCCTGTTGCCGCCATACGCTAGGAATCTCGGCGCACGTCACTGAGAACGTAGCAGAATCCATGTATGGACCGGGCGTGTCAGGCGATGATGCTTCGCTCTGTGAGAAGTTCACCATGACGAAAGCGCCAGCCTTGTTCATCGCGTTCTCAATCTCGCGGTCGATGTCTTTGTGATCCTGCACCAACACGGGAATAACCGGCACAGTGCGGAAATACGCATGATCCTTCAGCGCCTTCGCCATGCTTTCAACAATCTGACGAATGATGCTCATGGTGATTCTGAGAAGTCCATTATAGCCGATCCGCCGTAGCGAAAAGAACTGCCAGAAGTAGCAACAAAAGACTCGGCTCCGGTATCATCGCCGTCTGCATTGTTGTTTGCAAGGTCATCGAGGTAATTGTTCGCTTCTTCAACCGCCCTGCGTCGATCCTCGCCGTTGAACTCGGCAAGCGATGGGTATGAGTCTGTGAGTTCTTGACGTGCAAGAATGTATGCGTGCCGACGAGCGCCGGGCGGAACGTAAAGGTTTGTGTTGACAACTGGCGGCAATCCGCGCTTGCGTCGCCCAGAATTGACGCGAGACGCGATGTCCTGCGCAATGCTTGTCAGAATCTCCTCTGCTTTGTCCTCTGGCGTTGGGCATTCAGCAAGCAAACGATTGAACTCATCCGTGGAGAGCCTATCACGAAGCGCGGAATATGTAAGAGCAAGCCAAGCCATAGCGGTTTAGTTTTTAAGAATGAAGGCGGTGGGGGAAACTACCAACCCCACCGCCCTGTGCTTGCGTTCTAACTAGGTTAGAACAAAAGTTTTGCAACCATGTTACCGGTAACAGTGCCAGCGGATGAGGTCATTGTTTGAGCGATGCGCACATATCGGCGAGTGTTAGCGGGTAAGCGGAAGCGAACTTCCTTGGCTACGATACCAGCGCCACCGGAGCCGGTTTGAGTCGTGCTGATCGCGGGATCAACGGCAGCCCAAGAAGAACCGTCGGCGCTGTCTTGCAGTGCGTAGGTCACGACTTTGGTGTCGCTGATTAAAGCAGCGGTCGGAGCAGACAAGGAGAAAACAACTTTCTCGATGTCACCACCAACAGCTTGCTCCAGATCGAACGATGCGGTATTAGCACCACCCTGAGCGATAGCAACAGTGGAGGTGTAATTCTTATCTTGAATGTTTCGGTTGAATTCGAAGCTCATGATTTTGTATGGTTAGAATTAAGCGGTCAGGGTTTCGGTATCAACGATGGAATCGGTGATGATGATAGGGATTCCGAAGGATTCCGTTGGAACGCCGGGCAGGACGCCAGTGAAGGCTTCTTGCTTCGTGCTCGGCGTGGTATTCCGGCTGACTTGCAACTGGAACGCCGAACGGCGAGACATGAGCAGGTGAGTTGGACGCTCGCCAACTGGGAACTTGCTGAGAAGCTCGGCAATCTTGGCATCCGTGCAACCTTTACCGGAATCAGCGGTGCAATCTTTCAAGCGACCGATAGCGTGCTTGTTGACGCACTGGAAGCCGATCCAAGCGGTGAGGTCAGCGATGAAGGCTGCGTAGCGTTTGCTATCAGCGTCCACTGCGTCACCTTCGCGGAATGGCGAGAGGTCAAAGGTCGTGCCGTTGCCGTAAACGTATTGAACGCCAGTGTTGCCAGCTTTGATGGCGTAAACGGACGAGCCGGTGCCTGCGGTCGTTCCACCTGCGTCAACGATGATGTCACTTCCAAGAGCGGTCACCAGAGTTTGCAGACCGGCAAAGCCTTTCGACGAAGCGTTATCGCCGTAGATGGTTTGTGTTCCAACAGTGGAAAGAGCGGCACGCATCACGCCCATAGCCTCGATGGCTTGGAGAGCTTCTGGTCCGTCTTCGTAACCGCGAGCAACAGCCTTGTCCACCTCGATACGAGCGGAAAGAATGAAGCACTCAACCAGACGCTCAGTGAAGTTCGATTTCGTTGCATCCGTGCCTTCGTTGGCTTGACGGAATGCCACGCTCGGACGGCTGTTGCGGGTCACGGTCTTGTAGGACGTGCCGCGAATCGTGCGTGCTGGAATGGTTGTCACCTCAGGGGAGGCGCTGGCTACTTCCTCAATCAGACCGACGATGGGATCATGTCCGTTGAGCTTGGCAAGGTCTAACAGAGTTAGGTTGTTGGGCATAGTATTGTTTGGTTAGTGAGATTCGTTTTGTGCTTTGAACGCGGCTTCGACAAGTGCGATGCCTTTTAGTTCGGTTTGCTTACTGCCTTCCTCGGCTTTGCCAGCGAGAACAGTTTCGCCGTTCACGGGCTTGGCGGGAATTGCGTTGAGAATTTCGACGGCGCTCTTGTCGGCTTTGATTTGAGCCTTCCAGAATGCTTTGGCTTTGTCGTCTTGCGGAGCGATACGACCGGCTTGGACAGCTTCTTCGATCACGCTGTCAGCAGCTTTGTCCTCGATTTCGGCGAGTGATGCCTTCAAGGTTTCGACTTCGCCAGCGAGAGCGTCACGCGATGCAGTCACGGTTTCCAATTCGGAAGCGTAGTTAGCGGCTGCCTGAACAGCGTCGGCTTCCTTCTTCATGTAGCCAGCTTCGATCTCGGCGATCTTGCTTTTCATGGCTTCGATTTCAGCCTTGGCAAGCTCCATTGCCAGCGCTGGATCAACATCTTCGGAAACAAGTCCGAGTTCGATTAGTGGTTTAATGTCCATAGTGTTTTCGTTGTATGATGCTGCGATCTTTTCCATCGCCTCAAATGCAGGTTCGTTTACCAGTGAACCGATCTCGCCATGAGTCGGCAAACCCGCTGGTGTGCCGTTAGCGAGTAGAAAGTTTGGCGAAAAGTAGGAGTAGTCTTTGCCTTCGATGGCGCTCTTTCCTGCTTGCGTCCACTCGATGTCGAGAACAAGACCAACGCCAGGCTCATATCGAAACTCTTTCGGCAAGAATGATGCCGGACCGGCTTTGTGGTCGAATCCTGCGAATGGTCGCACGTTGCGTGCTTGTCGAGATTGCAGATCGCTTGCGAACGCAGCGAGGATCGACTCGTCGACCGTCACCTTGCGCTTGGCAGGCTTGCCGTTGACCGTAGCATGGATTTCATGCTCGCCTTCTGGAAGGTAGACAATGCTTTCAGCCAAGGCTTCTACCTCGGTCTGGAATGATGCACTGACAAGTTCGTTCGCCATTTCGGGTAAGAGATTAGCACCCGATTACTTTTGGCGATAAAGTTATTTTTGACCCTAGCTTTCTAGTTGCGCGATGATGCTTTCGAGAGCGCCATTAGCGAACGCATCGAGATAGGATTTCTCAGGCGGCAAAGCGCCTTGCCATGGTTTGTGAGTGACTGACTTTTTCAGCACGAACACCGGCTTGATACCAGTCTGAGAGTTTTCGTCTGCCTGTGCTAACACACCTTTGACAGCAAACAGTTTCGCGATGGTGCGGCTGTATGTCTTTGCCGTCAAGCCGTGCGCCTCTGGCACAATCGGAATCGTGAGGAATTTCTTGCGCTTTGCTGTGATTGTGCCACCTGTGACCTTGTGAGAAAAGCCAATCACGCCTTTGCTGCGCAGCGTCACGCCTGATCCGCTTGCTCCTGTAACTCCCCAACTGTTTGGAATGTGTCTCCACCATTGCGTTTTTCTACGTCCTGCGCCATGCGTCGGCAATGACGGGTTTTCCCACAGCGTCGATCCTTGGGAGTTGTAGTATTTCGTAACCACCTCTAGAGCATCTTGCGCCCCAGAGAGGATCGCAATCTTGCGAACTGTTGCGGATTGCAACTTGATCATCGACGCTTTGATCGGATCAATGCCGCTTGTGGTGATTACGACTTTCATAGTTCGCGTTCTAGTGACTTGACGATTGCCGCCCCGATCTCGTTTTCTAGCGATGTTTCAAACGCTCGCTTGTCTAGCTCGTAGAACATCTGAGGTATGCGTTCGATAACCTTCTGCACCTCGATCTGAAATGCGCCATCGGTCATGCGATAGCTTTTGTCGATCAGATCCGCGAAGACCTGATCGATCGGTGCGAGCCATTGCCCCGCTACTTCTCGCAGTTGCTCATTTGTCATTTTCGAGTTGCTTCAGCTTTGCATTCGCCCACTCTCTACCGGGATCGCCGCCCCATCCGTTCCACGCCTGCCAACCCTTGCCTTTCTCGTCCCATGTCTCGCCCTTCTTGTCTACCTCGTGACGCGCGAAGAATGAAACCATGCGCTTGACCGTCTCAGGCGAAAGTTCTGTGCGGTTTGCGATGTCGCGTGCGCGTGCGATGCCTACGGCTGTCATGCCTCGCTGACTTGCTGGCTTCTGCCTGCGGATCTCCAGAGCGTCTTGCGCTGCTTTCGCCATATCCTCTGTTGGTCGCAGGTCAATGTCAGCGCGTGCTGCCTGAGCAATCTCTGGAAGCAATGGTAACGGTTCCTCATTCTCGCCGAAAAGCGCCTCGCCTTCCTGTGGTTCTGGAATGTCTAGTTCATCGTAAAGCCATTTATTTGACACTGGCACGCCAATATCTTTCGTCACGATCTTGATGCGTTCCGCGATTGCCTTCTCATCCTTCGGTTTCAGAATGGCGATCTCAGCGTATGGCATGTCCTCGCTCGCTACGCTAGCGCCGTAATTCATGCGAACGATGGCAGGGATCAACTGCGTCGTGATGACTTGACCGATCCACGTTGCGACGGCTTGCAAGATGTCAGCGCGAACTGTCGCGTGAACGTCGCCAAGCGCACGGCTGCCACTGTCTCCCACATCTGTGGTGAGCGTCTGACCGAGCATGAGGATGTCGCACGCCTTGTCTGATTCGTTCATGAGCGCCACCTGCGGAAGCGATTCGCCGCCTTTGATGCCGTCCATGATGTTGAACTTAACGCCCGGACCAGTGACCGCATAGCCGCTTGTTCCGATGTTTTCGAGCATCTCCTGTGCCTTCTCCATCGCCTCGTCACTGCCGTCTGTCTCAGCGTGCCGCCAAGGGATCGAGTAGAGCTGGCTGTATTGCATAAACCAGCCCAACCCGTAGATCGCGCCAAGCCAGAATTTAGTGAGAGCGCGAAGGTTAGCGGAATGGATCGGATGACAACCGCCCTGCTGCCAGATAGCAATGAGGAACTTGTCAGGCGGGAAATCTTGCAGCGTGTCATAATTGACTCCTTGCGGCGCCATCATCAAGCGGTCGATCTCGTTTGAGTTCGACGGATAGGCGAGATACTTTGCTGGCACTGGAGCATAGCATCGCGGTGAAACAATGCCGTTCTCGACGTGCCAGATGATTTCTACAACGCTGATGCCCTTGGCGTATGCGTCGATGAGCGCCCTTACCATGCCCTTGGTGTCTAGCTCCCAGTGACTTGGACGCGGCGCGTAAGATTCAAGCGCACGCTCGACCGTCTCATACATCTGAAGCGCCTGCGGAGTCGGCTCCTCAGCGCCTTCGCGGATGCCAGGCTTGATCTCAATATCAAGCGCCGTGACGTTGCCTGCAATCTCATTGATGCATTTGCGCAGTCGTGACCACGAATCAACCATCATGCGGAACAGTCGATCCTGATCCTCCAGCTTGCCAGTCCGAACATTTCGTAGGATACTGCGAACTTGTTCCGGCGTTACGTTTGCAAGGTCATAGTCCTGCGTTCTGTAAGACGCTGGTAACGGCGCTACGATCCCTTTTCTGTCGGCTGCGGTCATGGTGGTTCTCGCAATATCACGTTTTCAGCGCCATAGCAAGCGCAAAATCACAAAGCGTTGAATCCCTTGACCGTTCGACTGGCAAAAGTGTTCCGCGACGTGCTAACTGATGCCGCTGCTGTCATGGCTCCGGTAATCCTGCTGCCAAGCGCAATGCAAGCGAGAAGCGCATCTGCTCGGTCCGGTGACTTCATGCCCTTAGCCGCCATCTTTTCCTTGGATTCGACTCTGAGCTTGCCTGTCTCGTTCCATTCGCTTTTGCGCGTCGTGATTTGCTCGAACGTCATCGGGTCGAGTTCTCCGACGTGAATCCTGCCGCGTTCTAGCTCACGCCCCGCGACGTGCCATACTTGAGCGATTAGATTGGCGTATTCGTCCTTCTCGCTCGCCGTCTGCCCCCCGTGGAAACGATTGATGTGCCAGCCCATCTCGGCGAACTGGTCACAGAATCCGGTGCCTAGTCCGTCAGCATCGCCCCAAATCTGCCCAGCCCTTAGCCCTTCCGCTTCAAACATTCGTATGAACTCGCGTGCCGCTTGCACGGTGTCGCGTTCCTGCCATGCCTTGACGATACGCGCGTGATTGCCGCGCCTGATTGCTAACACGTTTTCATCTCGCCCCGCTGCGAAGTCACAGAATGCCACGACCTCACCGAATGGCACAGGCTTCGGCTGAATGTCTAGTGCGTTGCGCAATAGGTCAGGCGCTAGGACAAGCCGGTCGAAGTCCTCAGTGAACTCGGCAAGATGCTTGGACCGGTAGAGTGGATGCCCTTCGCCATATTTGATGCGGTCAAGCTCCCGCTTCTCTGCGCTGATGTGTGCGCAGTCCGTGGACGGCACACGGATCGTCTTGTAAAGCGATGCGTTCTTGTGGAACGAATCATAGAACTGCCCACGCGGCGCTCCCGGCGATGATACCCAGAGTTCGAACTTTCGCGTGCATCGGTCAAACGCTTCGAAAATGCAGTCTGGCACGGTCTTGGCTTCGTCAATGATGAGGAACACTGGATCAACGTCACTGCCGATCTTCGGGTGATGCCCTTCTGCCCTGCCGGGATTGTCGGTTGAAAAGCCGAAAGCATAGCCGCCCTCTGGCGTGCGTAGCTCCTCGGCCATGAATCGCCAATGCGGAAATCGGTGTTGGTAGACCTTTACCGCGCCCCAGAGTTGTTTCTCAATCTGCATCCATGATCCTGAGGTGAAGATGCACTGACCACGCGGGTATTCGTGCAAGAACCAGAGAACGAGCGGCGCAACAAGTCTTGCCGTCTTGCCTGATCCGTTCGCTGCCACTACGCTGGTTGGCTGTTCCATCGCCACCGATTCCATAGCTTCGCACTGCCAGAGATACGGCACGATTCCTAGAACACGGACGCAGAACTCGGTTGGAGTCATTTCTTCGCTTTGACCTTGGCTAGCTCAACCAGTGCGGCTAGATTGCTTTCCTGCTCTGGCGAGAGTGAAACGCTCGCTTGAGTGATCGGACCGCCGTTTGCACCAGTGATTTCTTGATGCACCTTGTCGCCGTATTTCTTCGGTGCTAGCTTGCCTGCTCTCCACTGTCGCGCCCATATCTGCAACTTCTTCACGTTCCAGTCCTCAGGCGTTGCTGAGTCAGCGAGTTGCACGCAATAGTCGGCCTCGTGTTCCTGTTGAGCCTCGCGTGCCTGCGCGATAAATGTTGCGAAATCAGGGTCATTCGACATCCTGCGGTAGATGTTGCTTGCGTCTGGAAATCCGTTTTTTCCAGCGATTTCCGCGATGCTCGATCCTGTTGCGATCAAGTCGAACATCTTGTCTTTCATATCATCAGTGAGCTTCGTCGGCCTTCCAGCAGATTTCTTCCCTTGATCTTGCGAGCATGTCTTTTTTTCGTCTTGACGTGTTTTCATTGGTCATTAAAATTGATTGTGTTACCTCTTTGATCTATGGAACAACGTCGATTGTCTCCATAGCAAGAACGCTATTGAGAGCCAGCACTGGATCAACGCCGTAAGAGATTAGATCCTCGACCGCATCATCCACTGAGTCGTATTTGCCCAGAGCAAGATCATCGATGATTTGATTGATCATTTTTAGGTTTTCAGCCATCCGATTTTTAGGAATATGTTTTCGATTTCTTCGTAAAGTGGCACAAAGTCGTCATCGTCCCACTGATCCGGATAGCCTTTGCCATCCTCTGGCTTTCCTTGCCTGCTCCTTAAAACGGCGAGCATTTCAGGGTTTTTCGACTTTGTGGCGATGTATTGAGCGTAGGCTCTCGCAAATATCTCATGATTAGACGTAAGGTATGTCTTTGATTTGCTGAGTAAGTATGCAGACTTGATCTCTTTGATCTTGTTGCTGTTTTTCGCCAGTTTGATGAATTTCTTGAATAGCGGAGAATATGAAGCGTATGATCTTTTGCTCCTTAGCGGCGCAACCGCCTCAGGTATTCCCCTGAATCCCCTGTTGTCCATCCAATGCCCCATTTCGTGAGTCAATGTGAGCGGAATTGATGCTTCTTTGTATGTCTTGATGTCATCGCTCCATGACGCGTATTCGCCATTGGTTGATCCTCGTTTTTCTATGTGAGTGATTCTTGCAACTGGCAACGGACCGTCACCATGCACTTCATCGATCGTTTTTGTGACGTTCTCCCATTTGCGAATTACCGTTGCCCTATCTCCAACGATTGTTTGGAAATCAACCTTGCTTGACACCTTCGAGCCTGCTGGCGTGGTTTTTTCCGGCTTTGATTCGGCCTTTGGTTCGGCTTTTTGCGTTGCTCTTTTCCTTGCTGTTTTGCGTGCTAGTGCTGGTGCAGGCTCTGGCGCTGGCGAGGTGATCGGCTTGTAATTGCCACTAAGTGCCTGCTTCAGCGCGTCCAATGTTGGCTTGCCGTCGCGTCCGATTGCTTGCGGTCCAAGCCTATCAATGATCGTTTGCCTTGCCTCGGCCTGTAACTCCGGCGTTACGTCGTCGATCTGCGCTTCAACTCCGCTATTGAACTGCTTGCCTAGATCAACGCCGAACTGTGAGACGCTAGGCGCTTTGACTCGCTCGCCTTTTCGAACCAGCCCGCGCCGCTCGGCTTCTGCGCGTTTGACCGGCTCTTGAATCATGTATGAGTTAAAGCCGAACGGCCCCCATGGCACGTCGAAGCCTCCAATGTCTGCTGCGTTCTGGAACTGCCAATAAGCGAAGTCGTCCCAGCGTCGAACATCCCCCTCGGCTTCAACGTGGCGTTGTCGCTTGATGCGTGCGCCCGGTCGTCGAACGAATCGCGCCGCTGGGTTGAGGTTTAGCCAGTCTTCATTGCGCATCCTACCTTGCCACTGCGCGAAAGTCGAGGCTTGCTCTAGGTTTGTGTTGTAGATCAGTTGCAAGCGACTGTTTGAAATCACGTTCGTGATCCGTTGATCTTCGAAATCCTCAGGCGTTGCCAATCCTTCCTGAATCAGAAACTCCGCTGATTTCTCGCGGAACTTAGCAAGACCGGTTTCCTTGTAAACGGTCGTGATCTGCCCAGTGTTGACATTCACGACCTCCTCAGTCGCTTCTGCTTGCCAGTCAAGAAGCATGTTGCGCATTCGGTTCAACACCTTTGCACTTGTGATCGTAGCACTGAAAAACGAGCGATTTCTGATCGCTGGAGCCATCGCTGCCCATTCGCGCCAACGGAACCACGACGGCGTGACTTCGCGCCGTGATAGGTTTTCGATGGCTTGCAGGAATGTGTTCATTGTGCGTTCTGGATCGTTGCCATAGCCTTACGACCGGCGGCCGTGTGGGAATACGTCGCTGGCTTCGTGCTGTTGTCAATCTGAATCAGACCCTTGCGGCGTAGCACTTTCAGTTTGTTCTGAGCGAACTCCTTGGTTGTGCCTGCGCGAGCGGCTGACTGCGTGATGGTCGTCTTGTTGACATGCACGAATATTCGAGCCTCTGCCATGCCTATTCCTAAGCCTTGCAAAGTCTCCACGATGGTTCTCACTGCGGTGGTAGTCATGTCGTTACTTTAGCGCAAATGATAGGCAATGGCAAGCATGAAATCATAAGTCTCTAGGATCAAGTTCAACTGAGTTCATGTGATATTCAAACGACCTTCTTGATTGTGCGAATCCCCTGCAAACTGAGCATCTGTCCCCTTTGTTTTCTGGATTCCTGATTGCCTTTGCGGTTCTCACCTCATAGTCGCCGCAGGCACATCGAACAACCCATCTGCCTTTTGATTCTCTCGCCATGCCTATGACCGTGAGTCTTCCGACTTTGCATCCCACGAGATTTAGTCCGTTGTATGGTATTTTTTTGATTGGAGGGCATGATTCCCAATGATCGCAGGCAACTTTATGAATGATGTTTTGCTTGATGCCCTTAGCAAACATCATTCTGGCTTCGTGATTGATTGCCTCACGATGCGTTTTGTCAAACGATCCAGAGTGCGCTTGTGGTTGTGGTATTCCTGCTTCCATGGCTTTACAAATTGACCACATAAACCCCGCATCCGTCCCTTCTCCCGACCTGCTGGATCTTGCCCATCGCCTTCAGTTCTGAGATGCGCCCAGAAATCGCGTTAAGAGGCGATTCTAGCCACTCTGCGACCTCTTTGCTTGTCATCCCATTCGGATGTCGCAGAAACGCGCTCAGAACGTCATTCTGGCGATTTGCGAGGTTCTCTAGGATTGTTTCGTATGACGCGACTGATTCCGCGTTGCCGCCGTGTTTGTTGGATGTAATGTCTTTCATGGCTTTTCAACGTCATAGTAAATTCCCGTGTGATCCGCTTCTGGGTGATGGTTTGCTAAATCATTCTCCAAATCGCATTTCAAATGCATCAAAACCTCTGACAGCTTAGATGCGTAGCGTCCTGCCCTAGAGCTGCGCCCACATTTATTCATGATTTCGCATATGTATGGCGCAAATCTTTTGTCTCTCAATAGATTGGCAATGTCTCTGTGTTGTTGTATCGTTAATGGTTGTCTTTTCATATTCGTTTTCGTTGATTTGTTTACCCTGCCCACCGTAAGCTAATCATTTTCGGGTAGGCAGGGCTTGCTATGCTCCCATCAG